ACTTTCTTTTTTATGGTTCCATCCTCCTGTTCAATTTCAGTCGGCGTCCCTTTCCACTGAGGGTCTCCTTTAACCTTTTTAATGTGGTGTTTTTTGTATGCTAAAATAACACACTCCTTTGGGTTATAAATATATGGTGAGCTTGGACTCATCCAAGATCCCCATGCTGTTGTCTTACTACGATGAGGTGATTCTTCTTCCAAATCTACGATTCCGAAGAACCCAAATCCAATTTCTTTCATTATTTGCCACATCTCCGACACAAAGAAAATTCTTCCACCTTTTTTTTGTCTATTGATTTCATAAGGAATGTTAAGGGCAATTCGTCCATCGTCCTTTAATAGATTATATGCTTCGGTTAACCAATTCTTAGCAAATACCAAATATTCATCAAATGGTACATCGTCTTCGTGTACATCATAATCAATACCAACACCATAGGGTGGGCTAGTAACAATTAAGTCAACACTACCTTCTGGTAATGTTTTCATCACCTCAATACAATCCCCATTTAATATTTTTCCTGTTTCTATCATTTTTTCTCTAATGTATTAATGTGATGCACCAAATACCACAACGCCTTTTTAAGGTCTTGTAATTCTTTATCTTTTTCTTTTTTTCCAGCTCTTGAAATATACTTTACGGTATTTCCAAGTGAGAATCCAAGATTCCAAGCATCTATAACTTTAATTGCTTCATATGGGTTTGTTTCTCCACCATAATGGCTTGGGTGGTTAACCTGTTCTTTATTTTCCATAAACGCCCAAATCAATTAAATAACTCCTTACATTTTTCCCCAATTCAGTGTCATTCGGGTATTTTTTTACCAAATCAATAATGTGTTGTGGGTTTAAATTGACTTTTTTGTAGTCAATCTTAGTTGTAGGGTTTTTATAACCATACTCTTTTTCTTGTCTTAACTCGTTCAATCTGTATTTTAGTGTATTCTCCATAATTTTTTACTTAAAAATAAAAATTTACATAGATATTGTCAAATTTCTTTTGCGTTCATCATTGCATTTTTTAATGTTTCGGGTAGTGGGTTGTCTACCTTATTTTCTTTACCATCTAAATATTCTTGTACTACATCAACACCAACTTGTGGTTCAACATTATTTTTAGAACCATTCATTAAATCACCCATTTCATAGTCATCATCATTTCTATACTCACTTAACAATTCATCGTTTGGAATAACACTAGTGAATTTGTCTCTATGCTTACTTCCATCTCCATCAAAGTTCATTTTTAATTTTATCTTATAAATGGCATCTGCGTTTTTAATTGTTTCCATAATTTGGTAAACAATTTTATATGGGTCAGCATTTGAACCAGGTCGTCTATCTTCCAAATAACCTGTCCATTTATCAGCTGTTGATTGTGGAACTCTAATCGATGCCCCTCTATCTGAAATGCCCCAACTGAACTTATCAATTGATTGTGTTTCATATTCACCTGTTAATCTCAAATCATTTTGTGAACCATAGTTTTTAATATTTTCATAATGTCTTGACTCAAAACTTGAAAAGATTGATTTGAAATACTCTTCTCTTTCCCATAGTGTCATATAGTTTTCACCTTCCCTCATTGTTTCTGTTGAGAAGTTTGTGTGAAGTCCTGAACCGTTCCATTCTCCCTGTTGTAATGGTTTTGGGTGTAGTGTAATTTCGTAACCATACTCTTCTGAAATTTTATAAAGGAAATATCTTGACATCCATAAGTCATCCCCTCCTTTTAGTTTCCCTTTTGAGAATACCTGGTACTCCCACTGTCCAAGAGCCACTTCAGCATTTGTTCCAGTAATATCAATACCATATTCCAAACACATATCTGTATGTTTTTCAACAAACTTTCTACCAACTACGTTACTACCAACACCACAATAGTACTTACCTTGCGGTTCTACAAATCTTCTATCGTGACCTAAAATACCTTCACCAAATCCTCTTTGGATAAAATACTCTTGTTCAAAACCTAACCATAAATCTTCTTGTTCATCATTCAATAAACTTCTTGTGTTTGTTTTGTGTGGTGTTCCATCAGGATTCAATACTTCACATAAAATATAAACCGTATGAAGTTCAACGGGAAAAACCGTTGACATATACATTCTAACAGGTTTGAGTAACCTATCTGAATCACCCGTTTCAGCCTGTTTTGTTGATGAACCGTCAAAGTTCCACATTGGTAATTTACTTACTCCTATCGCCAAGGCGTTTTTAATTGATTCGTAATCAACAATCTTTACTTTACTTCTCAAATTTGGTTCGGGTTGATAACCATCAAGCCAAACGTACTCCAACCTAATTTTCATTTTTGTTTTCATTTATATATTTTATAATTTCTTCTTCAGATTTCCCTTGTGTATATAAATCAAACACGTTTTTTGAAAAATCATCGGTAGTAAATATTGCATCAGCATTTAGGTATCTAATAATGTTATGTACATTATTTATTATTCCTTCTTTTTTTAAAAATCTTTTATTGAATCCCATTTGTTTGAAAACATAATAAATCATAATTTATTAGTCAAACTTTTGTTTTTAATTATTTTGGATTGAACCATATAATTCATTATTTTTCTTTTGGCTATTGGGAGTAATGTTTCTTTTAATGGAAATGCGTTATTATGGTTAACTTTAAAAAGTATAAGGTTAGTATGAACCTCTTCTTCTTGTAAATTTTTTATCAGCGGATTTTTGACTTGTTTTATTTTTGTTTCAAAATCTTTTTTGTCACATTCTGCAACTTTTTTTATGTGACATTTTGTTTCAATAACCCCTCTTTTTATTGGTTTTATAATAAATTCATAAAGAAGTGTTTTGTCGTTATATTCCAAATAAAAAAGTCCTTGTTTTTGTTCTATGTTTTTTCTGTTTTGAATTGGGTTGATTGAAACTGTGTCATTAACTATTTCCCAAATTGCCTTCGCATGATTAAAACAGTCAGTTAATTTAGAAGAAGCATATTCAGATATTTTATATATTTCATATAAATCTTCTCCATTCAATTCTTGTAACTGATTAGCATTTAAATCTGATAATAAAATTTCATCATCACAATCCTTTAAAACTCTGTTTAATGTGAGATATTGTTTTTTTTCAACTAATAAATTAATATTTGCTAAATGAAGTGAAATCTCTTGAAATTGTGGGTACAGTTTAAAACTGTTTAAATTTTTTTCGATTTTTTGTAAATAATTTAACAAGACGTATTGTTTGTGTTCCAAATCTATCGGTTCTTGAAATAACCAGTCTGTTTTCATTTAAAATTTTATATAAAAAATAACATAAGAGAAATAATGTGTAAATAATTAATTATGTCTCATTACGTGATACCAAATACCATTAATTTTATATTCATCATCTTTTCCATCATATCCATTCAATATGTGCCCATAACCATCTGACCTTATTACATCTTCCACAACACCATCAACATCTATAAAATCAATTAGTGAATTATTATCAAAACCTCTTTCTTTTAAAATATCTAAAATATTATCTACATTATCATCAACCAAATTATCAATTGCAGATTCTATTTCATCTTCATCATAATCACCTTCAGGGTTCTCTTCAATATCTTCAATAATGTTTTTAGCACCTTCAATTTGTCTATTTATATTATCTTTATCATCTTGACTTAAAGACGTATCTGTTAGTTTTTTTTGTAGATTTGATATCTTTTGTCTAAATACGTTAATTGTCTTTTCTTGTTCATCGGTTAGTGTCTTTGAGACATTATAGTCTTCGGGTTCTTCTCTAACCAAATATTCATAATCATCATAAAGATATCTTCTTGCGGCATCATCATCAATATTATTTTCCCATACCCAAGAGCGGAATGCATCTATTCCAAGTTCATCTACTAAATTTTCTAAATTTTCTTTTGCTGCGTCGTGAATGTCGTCATTATTATAAACTACCCACTCAGATTCAAATTCATCTTCACCCAACCAAGTATATGACCCACCACTTCCATAGTGTTGATAATTTTCTTTATAAATATAATACTTATCTTCTCCTTCTTTTACTATTCCTTCACTTACTAAATGGTTAAATAAAGCCTGTGTTTGATTTGATACTTTTTTGTTATTTTCAATATTCCATTCGTCTTGTTGTCTTAACTCTTCTTGATATTCTATCTTTTTTTGAAGTATCTTTTGTCTTTCAATTATGTACATTTTTGAGTAAAAATAATTAAACCTACCTTTTACTTTGCTCTTATCAAAATAACTAATGTCTGAATGACTAATATCTAAATTACCATCAACATAATCTATTGAGTCTATATTTATGACATTATCATTTTCACCAATATCTAAATCTCCGTCTATAATGATTTTTTTTCCTCTATATTGTTTTAATTTTTTTAGTGCAGAACCGTCTCCATTAACATACTTCAGTAATTGTTTGTATTCTTCAGGATCGATTCTTACAACTTCTTCTTCAGTTTGTTCAATTAATACTTTTCTTATAAGACTCCTCAATGACATATTTTATAAATACTAGTTATTTACAAATGATTATTTTATATTATTAAATATTTATATTAAAACATAAACTTTTAAAAAACTAATCTTATGGGGTGTGGATGTAAAAATAAAAACAATGGTCAACAAACCACTGTACAACAACCAGTACAAACACAACAACAGCAAACAAACGAATCTGTTAAAAGTGTTATTACAAAAGTCGTAGAAAAATATTACACAAAAAAATAATCATATTTGACATTAATTAAGTGTTTAAGGTAATTTTTTTTTTATTTAAACTTATAAAAAAAATAAAAATACAAAACCTTAATTATGAATCTAAAATGTTTTTATAACTACCTAAGTGGTAAAAATTTATGTAATATTTTTGCAGATATTATTGTTAAAGAATTACAAAAAGAATCTCCCGACGTTAAAACTGAAATATCGGTAATAAACGTTGGGAATTTTTTTGTTGTTAAGGGTAGGACAAGTTCCAACAAGATAATTAATATAACTGATTTACTTACTGACTACCTTTCTAATTTACCAAATGGTGTGTCAGAAAATCTGAGAGTTATTGACACTATACTATATGACTCTTCTTTTTCATTTAACTACCTTATGTTAAATGAGACTTTTGAAAAAAACTCATTTTATGATGCCTTCACTGAATTTGTTAATAATCACAGTTCAAATAATTTATTTTTTAATTGTAAATTAGATGAACAAAATTCAACAATATTGTTTGACTGTGACGATAAAGATAAGGATGTTGTAAAAAACTTGATAACTAAAAAATTTAGTGATTTTAAAATATTAAAATCAGATTTTTCAAATGAAACATATGTCTCTGATAGGTTTTATGGTTTGTCTATGAATTTTGAAAAACCTTACCACTTACTTTTACGTTATATTAAAAACCACTTGTTTCAAAAAGGTATTTCATCAAAATTACATATTGGTATAAATTCTGACTCATTTTATGACAGTATTGATAATAATAACGTAAATGTTAATTTATCAGGAAGTAAATTAATCGTTAATGAACCTTGGTTAGAATCCTTGATACTGGATGTCTTTCCATTCAAATGTGACGAAATTATAGAAAAATTAGATTTAATGAATTGTGATTTATTAAATGATATAAAATCACCAATAAATAATGAATCTTCTTGGTTAAAATTAGACTTGATGTCAGATATTATTTTATACTGATAAGTATTGTTCTACTATTTTAACTCCCTCAAATATGTCTTCAAAATCTCTATCAGGTGCACAAAGTTTTACATTTTGCACCTGATTATCTTCATCAAAAGTCATAAGCATAAAAGCGGGTATAAATTCATTTTGAGTTGCCTCACTGAAAGCATCATATTCCTCTCTATTTTCATCAATATCTCTTTCGACATATTCAATTTTTTTGTCATCTAACACTTCTTTTATCATACCACAAAAAGGACAACCTTTCATAGTGAATAACACAACAACTTTCATATTTTATCGATTGTAAAAAATTTATCTAAAGCAACCAACAACATTTTTATATTGTCTAAATTGTTGGTTAATATGTATAATTTATAAGTATACTCATTTTCAACTTTTGAAAAGTATATTAGGGTAGGGGTTTTTCCCCAACCCACAATACCCTCAACGTAATCATGCGATTGTACAAAATTAGAATAGGACCATTTAAGTTCGTTTTTTTCAATCAAACTATATAAACCTTCTCTTGTAATATTTCTAGTCCTAACAATGTTAGGAAAGGGGAAACTATTAAATAATGTTTTATATTTGTCAATAACGTAATCCGGTAAAATTGGTTCTTTTTCCATAAATAAATTTTAAATTAAAAACTATGGAAGTAAATCATCAAAAAACTCATATCTTTCTACGGGTTGAGGTGCTAAATCGTAGTTATAATTATTTTCCGCCAATGATTTATCCCAAACCGGTGTCATTAGATGTATATTCAACCCAATAACATCATCTCCATCGTCAAAAGTAGCTTGTCTTTCTATTATTCTTCCATTAGGGTATTTTTTTGTCATTTTTGGTAGTTTTAATACCTCCATTTGATATAAAAAATTAGCCTTTACAAGTAACTCTTTTCCGACGTGTGAAAAGTTTTCATCAGGTAATCTATTATACTTTATTCTTTCTTGTACATTAATCAGTTGTCTTTTTCTATATTGAAACTCAATAGTCATTCTTTCATCGCCATCCGAACTTCCTTTTCTAACCGAAAAAATAATACAGTGTGGTTTTTCTGAATATGTTCTTACACAGTTGTGTTGGTGTTGTGATTCCTTTTCAAAATCATCAGTTTTTGTTAAAAGAACCGGATAATAAACTTCATTATTATATTCTATTGGTTCTGAAAGACTTTCAATTTTACCGTAAAACCTTTCAACGTCCCCTGTTTTATATGATTGTAAAAGTCCACTCCATTCTTCGTGTTCTGTATGAAAATCATTTATGTTTTCAAATTTAATTTTGACATTTTCACCTAAAAGATTCAATTGTTTTTTAAAATTCAAATGATCACATAAAGTGTTTAAATCTAAATGACCTTCTATTTGTAATATGTTTACAATTCTATCTTTTTCTTTATCTGTCAAATCTATTATAAATTGTGAAAAATACCAATCAGGGTAGAAACAATCCCATTCTTTAATGTTATAGTAAACATCATCTAACGAAGATAATTTAAACACATCATATGATTCATCAAAAACCTTATCAGG